AGTATATTTATGATAGACAAAAAGTCCAGTCTTACAAATGCATTTCTAACATGTTCATCCATATTACCAAAACAAGTACTTGTTGGGTAATAATTTACACCAAATGATTCAAATGCTGGAGAACCATTGTTATTATAATTAGAACTTTTACTAATGTATGGAAATGTTCTTTGTCCAGCACCATCACCCCCAGACCAACCTAAAAGCTCACTACTCAATCCAGAATATCTTGTCATTCCATGATCTTCGTAAGATCTGTTTAGATTTTGTCCAGTCAAGTATCCGTCAATCATATTTCTGTATTGATAATTATTACTAATATCACTTGCTTTCAATTCATGAAACTCAGAACTGTACAGTGCTTGAAACATTGCATAGAATGGTATTTGATAAAGAACATATATATCATGCATAAGTTTTATCTTACCATATGATTTTACTTGTCTATGTTCCCCAAAACTACTATGTAATATTTCCATTTCAGGATCTTTCATATGTATAGCCATACATAAATGTCCAGTAAGAAACTTCAATAAGTTTATCTGAGCATCTGACAACTGTTCATCTTCATCTAAATGTTCAGTATTAGGTTCCCAGTATTTAAATATCATTGATATTTCCATATCATCTTTCAAAGAGAAGCACGACTCTGCTTCTTTTGTTTTGTTCTGAAATATATCCATAACATTTTGCATATTCTCTGTTGCTGCTTCTACATCTTGATCAGTAGTTGCTTTTCTTGTTCTTAGTTCTCTCATCAAATCATCAATATCTAAGAGTCTTGTTCTTAGTTGTCTGAGTTGATGTTGAGCTCTGTCCATACGATTGAACTTTGTTTCTAAACTACCACCTTTGTGTAGTTGTAATAATCTATCAGATATAACTTCATTTACAATTTTCATATATCCAGGTTTCCATCTATATGTTCTTGTAAATGACAATGGTGGTAATGGTTCTACCATAGTTCTGTTCCCACTAACATAAGTGTTTTGAGTAAAGTATCTGTTGAAATCATTAATCTTTCTCATCACTAAGTTCTTAGGACCTATTATCATTTCAGATGAAACATCAGATATATCCATATCTAAGTCATCCCATTCAACTTCTTTCCACATTTATATGCTCCTTTCTAACCATTGGTGCTCTTGATACATCACCTTCTTTATCTATGAAGTATAAGTATCCACTTTCACGCAATATATTTGTATCAAGAACTTTTTCACTTTCTTTATCTATAGTTTTACGATATACATCACCATTGATGTTCAAGTAATATAAATAGCCTTTTTCTTTATTAATACCGCATGTTTTTACTTTCTCAGCCATATTATTCTCTCCTTAAAGTTGTGAGGGACAGCCGAAACTGCCCCTCTGTTGTTATTAGTACAAGTACAATCCACCTTTTACCGAGTGCTTGTTAAATGCAATAATACATCTACCATCACTGGCACTGGTTCTCGTAAGTAAAGTTTCAAGATTTGCAGCTGGTGATTCACCAGTATCTGCATTGTCTTGCCAGTTTACTTTGATTTTACTATTTGTGAGATCAATCAGTTCATGTAAACCAGGATCTGCTACTTTCAGATATTCTACAAACTCTTGCACATTTCTGCATGCAAGTGCTCTTTCATCTGTAGCTGTAACAAATCCTCTGTTGTCTACATTATACCATATCTCTGTTGGTTGTGTTGAGTTACTCATTTTCATTTCCTTTCGGTTTTGAGTCATGAAATAAAGCCAGCAATAAATAAAACACTGCTTTATACATGAGCCCTTTTGCTATACTAAGGTACTTGTATGTCGTATCACTATCAAGCTGAGTCTGTAAAACTTGCTCTGCTTCAACATATACTGGCATATCAATACCTTCTTCTATTGCTTCTTGTAAGTTGTCTCTGTTAACTTTAAGACATTCTACAAGAGTTATAGGGATTTGTGCTTCGTGTTTGACTGCACCTTCCCTAAGTTTTTGTTTTATAAGTGTACGAAACTTAAATTTCGCCCACTTTTTCATTTCTGTGGTGGCTGCTATCTCTAGTTCAACTACTTCATCAAATGCATCCACTGCTCTTCCTTCTATCTCTTCGTTGTTAAACATTATCATCTCTCTTTCTTCTAAGACTGCTTATCATATTGTATCTTGAATATTCCCAACCAGTCTTGTCTAATTTCTCTACCAACTTGTTTATTTCTTTTACTATCTCTAATGCTGTATCATAATCCATATCATCAGGATACAAAGTTATTCTACTTCTTGGTATTCTTTTACAAGTTGCGTCTTTCCATATCAGTATTGATATGAATGTTACTAATATTGCTATTGATATATATGTTACCATATTATTTCCTTTCTTTGTTAAGGCAAGTGTAGTTACTTTAACCAATTCAACAAGGTACCTTGGTTGATTATTTCACTACACTATTAGCCACCGATTATCTAAACTGTTCAGACAAGTCTAAGAGTTTATCCTCTATCGCATCCTCTATAGTATCTAAATTATAGTCTATAATTTCTGATGCTCTATCGTTTATTGACTTCATAGCGTCATCTGTACTACATGATTGTTTCTCTACTTCGTCTTTCACTATCTTTCTCATCTCTTTCTTACTGAACAGTTCTGTTTGTTTATATTTACTCATCTCATATAGTTACTCCTTCCATATGTTTTATTGCTTTGATCTGTTGTATTGAATGGTATATAATACGACTTATAATGCTATGACATAGATAAGTTCTATGTCCACTAACTGATAATTGCTACGAGTGTAGACTTTGACCAGCACTATAAGTCGTATTGAATGGTTCTCAAAAAAAGAGAGAGTGCGACAACGATATGTCGCTATCATTCAATTATTGTATTGTAGGGTATATAATATACAAGAGAAAAGGGCACCTACAATAAGTAAATGCCCTTAACAAGATTAGAACGAATAAGAACTGCTAAATGTTAAACAAACCAAGTCTTTCGGTTTATTAGCGTCCCTATCATAATTAGAGATTGAACTATCAGTATAGTTAATGTTTTCAATACTGTCTTTTAACTTCATACCTTGCGTTTCTACAAGGTTCTGAAATTTATCATCAGTTGACATATATTCCATTAAGGCAAGCATATGCACCTTTTTATCGCCAACTTTCTTAGACAAATCAAAAGAACTATCATTAACTTTAACAATGGCTTTAACTACTGTGTCGCCTTTCTTAGCCAATTCATCTTTTTCATTAGCACCTTTATTAGTCTTAAATAAACTAACACTACAAGGATTTTCTGTATCAATAAGATGTTTTAAGAAGCGTGCTTGTAGTTGTTCTGCTGTTAGTTGTTCATTCATTTTTAACTCACTTTCTCGCCAATAGCGATGTTTTTTAATTAAATGATTGAGAAATCTCAACCATACTTATAAGAAAATATAAGCAAAAAGGTAGGTGGATGTTGTATATAAGACGCACACACATTCTAGTTGCATTTTTAAAAAATGAGTTGTAAATTTTTAATTATGAAGATTCCAAAGAAAATGTTGTTTGAAATGGTTATGTCAGGAAAGCTGCAAAAATTTGACGAAAAGAAAGATCGTTGGATAAAAGTTGCATTTGATCCAGAGAATGAAGAACATATTCAGATTAAAATGCAGCATTATGCTCAGGCTGAAATAGATTTTGTATATGAGGCAATGCAGATGGGAGTTACAATATTTAGAGATTTGAACTAGTAATACTTATAGTATAAATACGCAAGTAAGTTGCTAAGTATTACTTAAAGTATACTAACAAAAAATGAGGATGTCAAGTAAAAAATGATAACAGGTAAAAAAAGTACTAAGAAACCTACTATTAAAGAAATGGCAGGAATGATCGGAGCCTTGATGGTTCAGATAGAACAGCTGAAGTTGCAGATTTACAACGGTGATAAGGCCCTAGATGAATATATGGACATGAAAGGTGATAAAGAAGACTTTATAAAATTTTTAGAAAAAAAATATCCGTTAGATGATAAAGATAACAAGAAGACTGAAAGCAAATAACTTTGAATCCACTGATTATGAAGTATATACCAAAGAAGAATTTCAAAAGATTGGTAAGAAATACAAGCATTGGAACAGATGTAATGAAGGCGACTGGGGAATTAGTGATGATGGTTATGTGGCTGAGTGTCTACAGCGTAACATTTATGGTACAAGCATTGAAATGGTGTTTCCATATGGTAGGCAATGGGTATCGAAGACTGGTAAATTAGAGTTTGAACCCCACTATTACAGTAAAAACTACAGTAATGTGTCTACAAAAACGTATGCAGAGCTAGAATCTACTAGAGATAGGGCAGATTTAGCAATAGATGCGTTCTTAGCCTATAAAATGGCAGGGGAAAAACCAGATATGGAGAAAATAGGTAGAATATACAGGCCTGATCAAAAAAATCCAGGACTTGCTGTAAAGAAACTACTAAAAACTAAAGAGGTTAAGAAGATTATGGCTGATAAGCTAAAAGAAATACTAGTTGAGAAAGAAATTGATGAAGGTTACGTACTAGATGTTATGAAAGATGCAGTAGATGTAGCTAAAGTAAAAGAAGATGCAGCTAATATGATACGTGCAGCTAAGGAGTTATCTGTATTTTTAGATATGCAACCTAAGAACAAACAGGTTACAGAATCTATAGAGATGGATATGTCACATCAAATAGCTGATACATATGATAAGCAGACTAAGAAGTTAAAAGCAACACAAACGAGAATGTTAGATGAAGAAAACGATTAAGTTAGAAGGTAAGAAAGTAGATATGATAGAGTTTTTAGCTGTGCTTACACAGGTAGCAGAAGATTTTAAACTTACTTTAGTTATAAAAGATTAATGGATAAAAAGAAAATATTATTAGAGATGCAACAAGATATGTTGTTGTTTGGTCGTATGGTTATGCCCAATATGTTTAGTGAGAACTCACCAGGATTTCACTATGATATTGTAAAAGAACTAAAAAGCGATCATAAACAAATTAATATTATTGCACCACGTGGACATGCTAAGTCTTCTATCGTTGCAGGTGTATATCCTTTATGGCATTTGATGATGGATAAAGGTGTAAAAGTAATTGTACTTGTATCTAGAACACAATCTCATGCTACGAAGTTGATGGGAACTATAAAGGATGTATTGGATTATTCTCAAGAGTTTAGATACTTTTTTGGATATTGGGGACAACAATCTGCAAGAAAGTGGACAAATACAGAAATAGAACTAAAAGATGGAAGTATTATTATATGTAAAGGTACAGGACAACAAATAAGAGGAATTAAACATGGGAATCAAAGACCGACTTTACTTATACTGGATGATCCAGAAGATGAGGTTAATACAAAGACTGCAGAAGCTATGGAATATAATTTACGTTGGTTGCTGCAATCTGGTGTTCCATCCCTTGATCCGATCCGTGGGAGGATATGTGTTATTGGTACTCCTCAACATGAAAGATGCATGGTCGAAACGTTAAAAGATATGAAGGGTTGGAAGAATTTACAGTTTAGTCCCGACTTAGAGACTGGTACTGCATTGTGGCCCGAAGTATGGCCAATACAAAAATTAAAAGAAAAGAAAGAAGAATTAGACAGTATTAATAGATTATCTGTATTTTATAGAGAATATCTATGTCAAATTGTAGGAGATGAAGATAATTTGTTTCGTGCAGAAGATATTTCTTATTATGACGGATATATAGAACAAGATGAACAGGGATTGTCGAATCTCATACTTACGAACATTAATGGTGAGAAAGTAGATGAGATTAGACCTGTAAACGTGTTTACTGGTGTCGATCCCGCATCTAGTACCAAGAAAGGAGCAGACTATAGTGTTATATTCAATATTGCTATTGATAGTGATAATAATCGTTGGGTACTCCCGTATTTCAGAAAGAGAGCTACTCCCTTAGATTTAGCTGATGCTATCATACATAATTTTAAAACTTACAAAAGTTCTAAGACTAGGATAGAATCTGTTGGTTATCAGGAAATGTTACGTCAATATATTAAAGAGAAAGCAGAAGAGATGGGTATGTTTATACCAGGCTTAGAGATTAAAGAGAATCCTAGAACTAGAAAATCTTATAGATTAGAGAGTTTGCAACCTATATTTGCTAATAAAAAAGTATTTATAAAAAAAGAAATGCAGGCTTTAGTAGATGAGCTGACTCTCTACCCTAGAGGTAAGCATGATGATTTATTAGATGGATTCTATTATGCTAATAAAAATTGTTATAAACCTGCACATACAGCTGAAAGTGTATATGTTGAAGAAGATACGTATTTATTAGGTCCTAGAAAAAGTTGGAAAACTTTATAAAAAAGACTTGACAAGTAAATATAATTGATGTTAAATTACTGATAAAATTTAAATGGATTACGACAAAGATAAATATAAGCTAGATCTTAAGGATATTTTATCTAATTTGCAAGTAAAAATTCCAGAGGGATACATTGAGGTAAAAGTTGCCAAAGACAATACAAAAGAAGACATCAAAGACGAGAAAACAAAACAAGAAAGACAATAAAACTGTTTTTGGTTTTGATAATGGACGAATAGATGCATACACTATCCCTGAAGAAGTAGAATTAACAAGAGAACTATTTACAGAATATAAAAGCTCAAGAGAACTTTGGGCACAAAAATTTCAAGAATCATTAGAGTTTAGAGCTGGAGCCCAGTGGACTAATGAAGAACAAGAAGTATTAGAGTCTCGTGGTCAAGCACCAATCGTAGTAAATCGTATTCATCCTATCGTAGAAACAGCTAAATCTTTACTTACTTACAACTCACCACAATTTAGAGCAACAGCTAGAGAAGACTCAGACAGAGATACTGCAAAAGTATTTTCTGATTTATTTCAATACATATGGCAAACATCTAGTGGAGATGAAGAGTTAAAAAGAATTATAGATGATTACTATGTTGGTGGTATGGGAGTTATGCAGGTTTATCAAGACCCTCAAGCTGACTTAGGTAAAGGTGAAGTTTGTTTAAAATCAATCAATCCTTTAGATGTTTACATAGATCCTAACTCAAAAGATATATATGCTAGAGATGCTGCACATATTTTAGTATGTAAGTACATGACAGATGAATATGCAGAGTTAGTATATCCTGACTATATGGATATTATAGAGCAAGCAAATCCAGAACCTGATAATGATGATGATTATCCTGTAACAAATTTGGCAGCAACAGAAGGGCAAATGTTTTTTGGTGACGATGATACTACGATACACAATAAAAGAAAGTATACAGAACGTTATACAAAAACAATTATGCCTTATTATAATATTTATGAACCTTTTTCTCAAAGAGAGTTTTTGTTTACACCATCAGAATATAGCAAATATTTAAACAAAAGTTATATTAAGGTGAGAAAAATTACAGGAGAAGAAGTAATTGTATTTGAAGATGAGTCTGTATCTCAACTTTATGACATATTAATAGAAACAGGTGGAGTATTTCACTTTGAATTACCAGATCCAGAGATAGGTCCTGATGGTAGAATTATACCTAAACCTCCAGTAAGGGTAAACGGTAGAGAAGATGAAGATGGTATACCAGGTAGTACAACTACATTAATACCTGTTTCTGTAGAAGAATTAATTGGTATGGAACAAATAAATGCTAATGCAATACAAAAAGCATGTATTGAGTTAGTTGTTAGTGTTGGAGATCATTTACTATATAAAAGAATGTTACCGACAGAAGATTACCCTATTATTCCATTAATGAATGTACATCATCGTAATCCATATCCAGAATCTGATGTAAGACTATATAGACCTTTACAGGAATATATAAATAAAATACGTTCATTAATTATAGCTCATGCTAGTACTAGTACTAATGTTAAATTACTAATACCAAGAGGTTCTGCTGATCTTAATCAGATAGAACAAGAATGGAGTAAAGCTGGTACTAGCGTTATTGAGTTTGATGCTGAGCTAGGTGCACCGATTGTTGCTGGCCCAGTCCCACTACCAAATGAACTGTATAAGAATGAAGCTGATGCTAAATATGATTTAGAATATGGCTTTGGTATTTTTGAGTTGATGCAGGGTAGTGGTAAAAGTGCACCATCAACATATAGAGGAACATTAGTAGTAGATGAATTTGGTCAGCGTAGAATTAAATCAAGAAGAGATGATATAGAGAAATTTTTAAATCAATGTGCTAAAGTTGCTATACCTTTGATTCAACAAATATATACAGAAGAAAAAGTTATTCGTCTTTTACAACCTAATGGTTTAGAAAAAGAAGAAATGATTAATGTATTTAAAGAAATGGAAGATGGTACAGTAGTTAAGTTTCATGATGTGGGTGTAGGAAGATATGATTTAGTTGTTGTATCTGGTTCTACATTACCTACAAATAGAATGGCACTATTAAATACATACATGCAAATGTTCCAAATGGGATTAATAGATCAAACAGAAGTATTAAAGAAGACAGAACTTGTAGATATAGAAGGAGTAATGCAACGTTCTGGACAAATGCAACAAATGGCACAACAAATACAGATGTTACAAGAAGAATTAAAGAAGACTCGTGGAGATCTTCAAACTGCTGAACGTGAAGAAGTACATGCTAAGAAACGTTTAGAAGTAGAAAAATTCAGTGGGGAGTTAGATAAAATATCTAATCGTGCTGATATGGCAGCTAGCTTATA